TTGAAGACAATATTGAAGGCGCAGCACTTGAAGATCATCTAGTTCGCTTGATGACAAATGCATTCGCAAACGATATTGAAGACCTTGCCATTAATGGTGATGGTGCAACAGGCGATTTCCTTTCAATCATGGACGGTTTCGTAAATCGCGTTAAGACTGATGGAGATGCACACGAGTCAATCGTTACTGTATCAAATAACGCATGGACACCAGAAGTTATGCAGGATATTATCCTAGCAATGCCACGCAAGTACCGTGCTATCAAGAACAACCTAAAGTTCTATGCTGGTACAGATGCATTCCAGGGAATCGTTAAGAATAACGGTACACTTGCTGATGCAGTTGCAGAAGCATTTGCAGGACAGATCGCAGGATCAACACAAGCTAATCGTCAGGCTTACCTAGATGGTGGAGCACAGACATTTGGTGGAGCACGTACAACACGTGTTCTTGGTGTTGACGTACAGGAAGTTCCATACTACCCAGCAGGCTATGTAGATCTTACATTCCCTTCAAACCGTGTATGGGGATTCCAGCGTGATATCACTGTAAACCGTACTTACCAGCCAAAGAAAGATACAATTGAATACACAGTATTCGTTCGTTTCGGTCTTCAATGGGAAGAGCTTGATGCAGTTGCTTATGCAGATGCAGCATCAGAATCATAATATTTGATTCCAAGACAAGGAGGGTAGAGAGATCTGCCCTCCTTTGTCATATTCTGATATAATAGCAGTGGAGGATACAATGTCATTAATTGAAGATTTAAAAAGCAAAACCGTGTTTGAGTTAAAGTCATATGCGAAGAAAAATAACATTGACCTATTTGGGGTAAGTACAAAAAATGATATTTTAGAAGTAATATTTAGCTTTGTTCCTAAAGAGTCATCAAAGATAGTAGTTAGCAAGCCAGAGTCAACAGAAAAGGTAGCAATCTATTCAGTTCGTAACCTTAGCTGGAATGGTGTTGGTGAACTAACCAGGGGGTACAACATAGTCACTAAGGAGGATGCTGATAAATGGATAACAAACAAGTCTGTACGCACAGCTTCTCCAGAAGAAGTGAAGAGAGCATACGGTAAGTAAACCATGGAAGCCTTAAGAGTCCCACCATATCCTATTCTTGTTACCTATACCGTTGCAGAGCCAAACACGGATCATATAGTAGAAATCAAAGATAAAGACAGAAATGATATACTTGCAGAGTACGAAGTAGAGTCCTCTGCAGACTCAAAAATTTCTATAGAGATTGCTGGAGATTTAACTAAGTATGACGACAGTTATTATTTAGTTGTTTATCAGGAAACAGTAGACCAAGACTCAATAGTTGTTGAAGATAATTTAGAAATAAGAAGACCATATGTAAACCCTGCTATGCTAGGAACAACAGCCTCTGAGGTTGCAGAATATGCTAAATATGAAAGAATTGCAAGAGCAATAATTGATTCAGTTACAGGTGGATTTTATTATAAGGCTGAGTGGCTTGATCAGACTGGGCAAGGAACAGACTACCTTCCTATCTGGGAAAGAGTTTATAAGATTTTAAAGGCATATGAAAACTCATTATTAGTTTATGATGCAAGCTTAGCATCTCCTGTTCTTGGTGAATGGGTGTACGAATTAACAAAAGATAAAACTGCTATCATGAAAAATACAGAAACTCCAGGAATGATTGGAAATAGATCTGAGCAAAAAAGCTTAACTATTAATACTGCCTCATCAGATTCATTTAATGTTTATGATACAGACTATAGCGAAAATGCATATACATTCTCAACTGGAGCAGCTTTCCCAGAAGGATGGGACTATCTATTCTTGCTTGAATCAGGATATAAGGTTATTCCTCATGACATATATGAAGCAGCATTAATGCTTATTGAAGACATTAAGTGTGGCAAAATAGATTATTACAAGAGATACGTAACATCATATAACACTGAACAGTTCAGAATTCAGTTTGATAAGACAGTTTTAGACGGTACTGGAAATATGCTTGTTGACAAGATTCTTGATAAATATAAGAAGAGTATAACAAGAATTGGTATTCTTTAATGCAATGCGAGCCAACAGACTTTGTGTACCCAATGCTTGCAGATGTCTACTATCCAATAGTGGATCAGGGAGCGTATGGAAATGTAAAAAAGCAGTGGATTCTTGATAGATCTATTGCTTGTAACTTTGCTCCAACTGGACAGTCTACAACTGAAGAAGTAAAGCCAAATGTAAATATTACAAAAGAAAATATATTATTAGGAAGAACTAAGACAGACCTTAGAGTATCTTTATCAAACAATAGAAATTCAGTAACTAACGTAGTTGTAACAAATATAAGAACACCACAACAAGAAGACGTATATCTAGAAACCTCTGGCCCAAGAAATGGAAGATCAACTATATATGAAATAGCATCAACTGAAGCTATAGTTGGACCATTTGGTAGTGTAGAGTATTACAAGGTAGTCTTGAGACGTTCAGAGAACCAGGCAAGTGATCTATAATGAAAGTTATAATGAACAATGCTGCCTTTAAAAAGGATATGAAAAATATAATGAACTATTCAATTGGGTTTTTAGATGGTATACAAATAGGAAAAACAAAATTTTTAAACAATGTTGGATTAATGACAAAAGAAATATTAGAGCAATATATTGACTCAAATGCCAGGGTAAATCCAAAAGCACTACACCATATGTATGAATGGTATAAAGTGGGAAGTCCTGATGCACGTCTATATAATATAAACTATACTATAAGCAACCTTGGCCTTTCGTTTGTGTCAACAATGAAGCAATCAACATCAATTAAAGATGGCTCATCAGTACCTTTTTATAATAAGGCTAAAATAATGGAAGAAGGCACTCCAGTAACCATAAGACCAACAAAGGCAAACGCATTGGTTTTTGAAGATGGTGGAGAAACAGTCTTTACTAAAGGCGAGGTTGTAGTACAGTCACCTGGTGGAACAGCAACAAAAGGTTCTTTTGAAACCGTAGTAGATACATTTTTTAATAGATATTTTACTCAAGCATTTTTAAAATCAAGCGGAATGTATCAACACCTAAGCAACGCTGATGTATATAAAAAGAATATGTTAGCAGGAAAAGCTTCTGGAAAGATTAAAGGACAGCAAGTAGGATATAAATGGATAGTGAATGCGGGGATTAGATAATGGCAAATGATTCAACCTTAAATACTCCAGTTCTTTGGATCAACAAATATTTAGAAGAAAAAATATTAGGCATGACGGGTATTGATAAGATTCCTTTTTTCCCATCAACACCATCTACTATAGATAATCTGACAGAAATGTTTCCTACAGGTGGAGTTATGGCAACTTGGGACCGACTAATAAAAATGAATCGCAAAGGATTCCCACACATTAAATGTGAGCAGTTGTTGTACTATTTTTATGCAACAGCAGAAAATACAATAGAAAACATGGTACAGGTTCAAGAGTCTGTTTTAAGACTAATGGATCGCTTTGATGAAACAGCAGAAGAAATAAACAACTGGTGCTCTAACAGACAGATAAATCTAGGAACAGATCAAAACCCAGACTTAATAGATAACATGTTCTACTTCCACAATTTTAAGGTATACCAACTTGAGGAGACCAGAGACATAATTGATTTTGGCACAGCCAGGACCTATGGCGGTAACAAGATAATTATTGACTTTGACTATCACCCTATGAAAGAGTTAACGTCCAGAGACTGGAAGCCTGAGAAGCTAGCCACAAAAATTATCCTATAAAACGCTGTTATAATTATCTTGAGGAAACACAACGCCGTACAACTAAATATCTACCCTTACAGAAAGAGGTGAAATAAATGGCATATATACGTGGAACGTCCAACAACATCATCGTTGGCGCAGCTGCACTTTTTATTGCAGATACAACACTAACTCCAGATACATTGGAGACACCAGAAGCAAATAAGTCATTCAGAGATACATTGACTAATGACGCAACCTACACAAACGTAGGTTTCACAATGAACGGTCTTGAATTGCAGTTCCAACCTGATTTCGGTGAAGTACAGGTTGACCAACTTCTTGACGTTGCTAAGCTATACAAGCAAGGAATGCAAGTTAATCTTGCAACAGCATTCGCAGAAGCCACACTAGAAAACCTTCTATTGGCTTTGGCATATGGAGATTCACAGCTATCAGGCAATGCAGCTACATCATTAGGAAAAACTCTTGACCTATCTGCTGGAAAAATTGGCGAGTGCCCAGTAGAGCGTGGTATCGTTGCAGTAGGTCCAGGCACAGGTGACTGTGTTAACTCTGCGTACGTAGAGCGAGTTTACTCAGCATACCGTGCACTTTCAATTGAGAATGTAACAGTATCTGCAAAGCGTGAAGAAGCTTCAATGTTTGAAGTTTCATTCCGTCTACTTCCAGAAGATGGTTCAGGATCATACGGTAAGATTGTTGACCGTACTTGGACACAAGCTTCATAATAACTTAATAATACAGCTTAGCCCATCTCATAACGAGGTGGGCTTTGTTGTTTTTGTGGTAAACTTAGTATACTATGGCTACAGAAGTATATAAAACAAAAAATATCTATTTATTTGATGGTACAGAGGTGCAAGTTATGCCTCTTAAAATTAAATATCTTAGAGAGTTTATGGATGTATTTAACAACATAAAGAAAGCATCAAATGATGATGAATCAATGATGGTTTTATTAGAGTGTGCAAGAATTGCAATGAAACAATATTATCCTCAAATATCTAAAAACATAGAAGATCTTGAAGATAACATAGATTTGCCAACGGTGCATGAAATTTTAGAGATTGCTGCAAATATAAAAATAGGTGAAGACTCAGAAGAAAGTATAAAGACTCAAGCACAAAGCAGCGAGGCTGGTCCAACATGGGAAGATTTTGATTTAGCAAAACTTGAATCAGAAGTATTTTTGCTGGGTATATGGAAAGATTACAGTGAACTAGAAGCATCAATATCGTTATCTGAGCTATTATCAATAATAGCAAGTAAAAGAGAGTTAGACTTCCAAGAAAAGAAATTTTTTGCAGCAATTCAAGGTGTTGATTTAGAAGGCGGATCAGAACCTGAAAGAGGACAAAAGGAATGGGAAAACTTAAAGGCTAGAGTATTTAGTGGTGGTGCAACATCTGACAGCAAGGACATTTTAGCATTACAAGGACAAAATGCTAAAAATGTAGGATTTGGAATTGGCATGGGTCTTGATTATGAAGACGCAAGAGACCCCTCAGTCATGGTATAATTAGTATGAACCTAGGGAGGGATCAAAATGGCAACAACTGTGCATGAAGCGCATAAAGTCAAACTAATTGATGGTACAGAAATAACCTTAAGACCGCTTAAGATTTCACTTTTACGAAAGTTTATGAAAAAGTTTGAGGGTATTGCAGCAGTGGTAGATGACAATGATAAGTCAATCAATCTACTAATGGAATGTGTACTAATCGCAATGGAACAATATAAGCCAGAACTAGCAGCAGATATTTCTGCTCTTGAGGAAAATATTGACTTACCTACAGTGTATGAAATTGTTGAAACTGCATCAGGAATCAAGCTTTCTGAAGCGTCATCAATTTTCAGTTCTGATGAGTAATATAACTAAATAAAGAGGTGTAGTGAATGGCTGATGTTCAGTCTAATATTAAAGTAAGTATTGATACTACTGACGCACTAGCCAGTATCAAAAACTTACAAAGACAGATATCAGCCTTTCACACATCAATGGCTAAGGGTGGTGCTGCTGCTAATGCAGTCACTAGCCAATTACAGCAAAACTTAATTAACTCAGTTAATGCTACAGGCAAGTTCTCTGCCCAAATGAGAACCATTAAAACAACAACTGAATCTTTTACAAGTTCTTTAGAAAAGAACAAGTTCTCCATGGGAGAATACTTTAGGTATGCTGGTGGTGCATCAAAAACTTTTGGTAGATTATTTAAAACTGAGTTTGAAACAATAAATAAAGTAGCAAGAGAAAATGTAAAAGATCTTCAAAC